GCCGTCGTCAAGAACACCACCAAACTTGGGCTTGAAGAACTTAGAGCAGAACGGACACTGTGAGGCAGCCACTAACGGACAGGACCGCCAGTTACCCAAGCATCACAGGTACGAGATGCGGCACACTTAAAGTCAAACGCTTCACAGAAGCCTAAGTCGCCAGCCTTAATGCTGTCCCACGAGTTTTCTTCTTTTGGGTCACCAGTCGCTAGACCGTCTTTAATACAAGCAATCATTGGCTTAGTCTGAATGAAAAATGCACAATTACCACACAAGGATTTCTTAGCCTCAGCAGTTGTCACTTCCCAACGCTTAGCCTTTACCTGCCAGAACTCATCATTCGGCTCTTTAGGATTGAGTGGGCCGTAACCAGCAGATTCAATAGCCTTTTCTCTGTTCGCCAGATTTACCTCTACGTTTTGGGTGGCTGTGGGGCAATTATCAGCCTTTTGGACACCGTACTGGTGTGGATAGATAGGGGTCATTCTTTCTCTCCTTTAGAGTGCAGTGGGTGACTTTCTGGCAACAAGTCAGTATCAAATGGTGACCTTTTGTACCGTCCAGTTTTTAGAGCGTGCAGGAAACCATTGACTCTGCCAAACGCCCACTGTGCTTCACCAGTTACGCCAGGTCGAACGGAAGAAGGATTTGTTTTATACGCTCCTACACCACGACGATAAACTTGCAACAAAGTAGCAACGGTAGTTCTTTTGCTTGCAACGTCACCAACTTCATCATTGTGTTCTTTGACTTTGTTACGCAACGTGTCTTCTGTGGACTTCTCAAGTTTTTTATCTGTCATACGTAACTGACTAAACGGCTTTACAACACGACGATTTGTTTCCTGAAGTCCTGATTCTGTTTCAGCCCATACACGCAATACGGCTACAGGGTCATCATCTGTTGCTTCTTCTTTTTCATTAGTACCGTCAAGCGTTACTATGCCACTACGCTCTATACGCTCTACTTCACCAGTTGCATACGTTGTCGCTGCTGGCGGTTTCTGTACGGCATACAAAACTACATCACCAACACTTATATCTTTTTCTTTCTTAAGTTTTTTCTTAGGCTTAGGGTTCATTATGGTATCAACGTGAACATCACTAACAGTGGGGTTATCGTTCTCTACTCTAAGTTCAGAAGTTGAAATAAAGTCATCATCATCTTCATAGTCATCTTCATCATCTTCATCTAAGTCAGCGAGGATTCTCTGGGCTTTACCACCAATTGAATAGCCACGGAGTTTTCCTTCCTTGACTAACTTCCACGCCCAATCTTGCCACTGAACACCCATAAACACTGTGTTGGCAGGGAACTCAACAGTATTGCTTTCACCATTGGCTTTCTTAACTGGTATTGAGAGTGAATACGGGAACGTCATAACTTCTAGCCATTCACCAGCAACAACACTCTTATCGTGCTGTAAACGAATACGACGGTCACCAGACTTTACGTAATCCCATACGGCTTTCTGTAATTCATCTGGGTCTGTCCACTCATTATGAGCATCTAACATATTAGGAATATACAAAGGAGCAAGCGTAAATTGCTTTGCATCTTCTTTTGATACAGCCTCATTAGCAATTACATTGAATGAACCTTCATCAACAGATTTGTTTGTGACACCAGCAATAATCTTTTCTGCCCAAGCCTTACCTGCATCTCCACCCCAAGCGTCCCACGCTACGCGACCAGGGGACGGAAACTTTTTACTACTGGAGTAGAAACCATCTGCTTCGCTATCATTCTTATGACGACGGAAGTATGAAGCCATACGCTGTAAAGTTCTAAGAGATACAGGACGTTGACCAGCAAGTTGAGCAGCGCGAGCGCGACCTACAGCAGTAAAACCGCCACCTTGCTTTCCTTCACGAATCCAACCAAGCGCACGCTTTGCTTCTGCGGCTACAGCATTAGTAGGAGTCCACGTTGTTTCTTCTGAGACTTTATTTAAGTCTTCAACACTTTGACGAATAAGTAGTTCTTCACCGTCTACACCAAAACTGCTACTGACCTCTAATTCTTGACCAGTCAATTCCCACTTCTCGGCAAGATTATCTACTGCCTCTGACTTTGTTACATCAAGTTCATCAAGGTCTATTCCTGTTACAAATGCACTCCACGGCATTACAACCGACAGTGCTCCCCAACCAGTGTTGTCGTGACCGTGACTGATATTGCGCTTTGTCATCTCTGAAGTAATGAAGTGATGAGCAAGGATAATGTCATCAGTCAAAGGCTCTGGGTGTTTAGCGTGTAAGTCATTGTGCAACTTTTGTAAGTTATCAGACTTTTTAATTGCGTCAGGTACATTGGCATACAACGCACGAATATGACGAACGGCATCTGCCATTGACGAATGACAAGTAGTCACTTCACCTGTCTCTGGCTTAATTACGGCATAACCGTCACACCCTTGAGCGTTCGTGCTTATCTCATACGGCATACGGTCTCCTATCTAATCTCTTATTATGTCTTACGCAGCAGCAATACGGGCTGAAGGCTTGCCAGGAAGTAACTCAATGCTACAACGACAATGTGGGTGTAATGCTGGAGAACCAAAATCAAACTCTGAATCCCAAGCAACAGTCTGACGGTGTTTAGGCGCACAAACACTACAAGTGCGTTCATCTAGTGCTGTTATCCAAATACGCTTTGAGTCAGGCGGCATTAAACCCTGTGATTCAACTTCAAACCAAGATAAGACTCTGCCTTGATTAGCAGCAGTAACCATCTCTGTACGAGCAATACGTAAACCTCTATAACGAATCATACGGTCATACAAAGGCTTTGCTCTTTCTCTGACTTCTTGCGTTGCTTCATTGAAAGAAGCACCTTCGTCCATTAACTGTTCTAACGTCTCACCATAAAAACGGTCTAAAGATTTAGCCTGTCTCTGGTCTAAACCAACTACAGCCTCAATACGGCTTGCCATTTGTTCCATATCTAACTTAGAACGAAGACCATCAGCAATAATACGAGCAACAGCCTGACGTGATTCTTCTGTGATTCCACGGATAGACGCTCCTGCTCTTGACTGCGCCCAAGCAATTGCACGTGGGTCAGTTAAATCAAATGTCATATCTACTTTAAGTCTTGACGGTAAACGAGCAAGACTTTGATTAGCAGAAGTTACAACCTGTGAAGTTGTTACATCTACAAACGGCTGTAAGTCTTGTGCAAAGTTACCCCACGGAACTAATGAAGCAGCAGACAAAGGATTACCTGCGGCAACCTGTTCCATAATCAAACGGAAAGTTTCTCTGTTGATTGTTGAACCACGTACATTCTCAAAAGCATTTAAGTATGTTTGTAGAACACGTCGTTCATTAGCAGTAGGTGTTGCTCTGGGAACTAACGGATTATTAGGCTCGCGTCTATTTTTTATTACAAACGGCATTACTCAGTTGCCTCTGCTATTGGTAAACCAGCAAGCCCACGAAGATAGTTTTCAGTCTCCTCGTTAGGAGTGATAGCACCAGCAGCAGTCAACTTAGATACAAAGTCAGCAATCTCAGTAAGGTCAACGTGCGAGACTTCACTGTACTTCAACTCTGGAGTTGTACCGAGAGACATACCATTTAACTTCAACAATCTTGGAATAGCGTGCTGGTTAATTGTTTCAGCAATAGATTTACATATTGCATCTACAGCCATTGTCCATAGGTCAATCTTTGATGAACCTAAAGCAAATGAGCCAACACGTTCGTGACCTAGAAGAATGAAGTCAGACAACACTGACATAGCAATACGCTGGTCATAACGAGAAATAATCTTGTCTGTGTCGAACTGACGTGAGCCACCAGTTGATAACAAGGTCATATCAAATAGTTTGTGACCCTGCTCGTCATACATCTGAGGGAATACGATTCCTTCTTGCTCATTACGCTTTACATTCTGGACAATTGCGGTAATTGCAGCAAGTACAGCCTGTTGGTCTGGAGTTGCATTACTAGACAAATACTCTGGAGGTACGTACGCCATTGGTAGTCCTGCAAGGTCACGCTCTACACCAATCGCTTCTATTTCTTCAATACGACGCTTGAAGTACCACGGACGATATGCAGTACGAAGCAACGACTTACCTTCTGGATTGTTTCTGGTAGTGCTCGTACGGAAAAGCAAAGACTTGTCAATTGGTATGCGGTTGATACCAGCACCGTATGGGTCAACTTGTTCAAAACCTTGAATACCACCGTCTGCATCAAACAACCAATTGTTATGAGTTTCTTGAGCACGAATCGCCCACTTACGCCAACCAATTTTATTATCTGTGAAGTTTGATTTACGCTGAGGGTCATCAGAGTCACCACCGCGAACCTTGTAAACAATCTCTAGGTATGAGTATCCATATACAAGCATTGAAAGAATCTCTGAAACGGTGCTATCCCAAGAGTCAGACATATCATACAAAGCACTCTCAATGAACTCAGCGTTGAGTCTGTCTTCGTCACTGTCACTGGCTGGTTGTACGTGCCAGTTCAGACGCAAGATAATTTTCTCAATAGCATAAAGGATTGAACCTACAACTGGGTCATTCTCGGACATTTCACGATAAACCTGTGCGCCACGACGACCACGGAGAGCGGTGAGGAACTCCTCAAATACAGTACCGCCACTACGACGTAATCCTGTACTACCAATTTCAGTAAGGTCTAATTTGTCAGCCATACGTAATTATCCTTCGTCCATTGTTGCGCCAAACTTCATTATCTCTGCTACTAAATGTAATGCCTGTCCTTCATTAAATCCAGAGCCAAGCAACGCATTATACATCTCGTTCAGGTGAGCAGCACTCTCCTCAAGAGCAGACAACGGCGAAGGTGCAAAGTCATTCTCAAAATCTTCAGACATAGTCTCTCCTCTGGTACAACAGTGTATCTGCAACAACACTGGTAACGGGTTTAAGACAAAGCAACTTACTTACCTTTTTCAAAGGTTGATTTTGGGAACAATGAGGCTTCGTTGTACAAAGGCACTGCCTTAATCTTGTGCAGTCGTCTGTAACGTGTGCGGTCTTTCTCTGTTGAACCACCCCAAATGCCTTGTACATCTACTTGAATTGCATAGGCAAGACATTCTTGAATCCACGGACAACTGCCACAAAGTTTCTTAGCAAGAGCACCAGATTGGTTAGCAGGTGACGGGAACCAAATAATGGGGTCTGTCTGGGCGCACGTCTGTGAACCATCAAACTCAGGATACAAAGGCTCTTTCAACGTTACATAGTTTCTAGGTCAGTCGGCACGCCTGTAAGGGTAGGGCTATCTTGACGGTAAAGCAACAGTACAAAACTAAAGGGGCAGATTTCTCTGCCCCCCTAGCGAACAGTTTTAACTATTCAACAGAAGTGATTGCAAAATGAATATCTCTGTTGCCACTATCGGTTGCCCGTTTGTCATAAGACATTAGGAACTCAAATTGTTTTTCTGTCAGACCAAGCGTATTGCCTGAACTGGTGGTTTTAATGCTGGTAAACGCCACATCACCAAGCATATCTATACACGGAATTGGGAAGTGATTAGCACCAACAATAGACGTTGCTAGTGCATTGAACGGCAAACCTTGAATGGTCTGTCCTTCAGAGTTGACGTGACTTAGCAAACGGGCTTCTTCGTTGCCCCACATAATCAAGTCGTACTTCTCTAGGTATACAGGCTCTACGTAACCGCCTACAATCCCTTGAAAAGTCTTAAGCCAGTCATTAGACGTAAACTCGCCAAACTCTTTTGTGCCTTTAGCGTGGAACGTTACGAACTTCTGAGGCTTCATAACCCACCTGCTTCAATCAAGAACTTAGGAAGAACCTCTGCCTCAATAGCAAAGTCACCAGCACTTACACTTTTGTTTAGTAAGTCAGCGCGTAACAAATCTAACGCTTTCTCAATTGCTTGCTCGGTATCTTGTCCTTCGACACGATAAGTGAGCGTAGCGTTGACAGCAAATATAGACATATCAAACCCTCTCTACTTGAGTCGCTGGGAATTGCGTGCGTAACGAATCTATAAAGTCAAAGCACCACTTACGGAATCGCTCAGACTCAATACCATCTTGACCTTGCGTACAGTTATGAACAATACGGGTCACCTGACGTAGAGCATCTTGCTCTGACTCTGCCAAGACAAAACCAGAACGAGCAACACTGTCACTGCTCTGGCTTGCCATCACGCTTGAGAACGTCAGTTTGTATTTGAAGTGATTCGGCTGATTAGCGAACTTTTTTACAGATACGTAACCAATCTTTTCATCTTCATTCTGGACTTTGACTTTCATTGAGTCACCTCATTACTTGAGAATGTGAAACGGTTGTCGGCTGACCACCCGTGTTGTAGAAGTGTTACAGCAATTACATTTATCATTTCATCATCTATATTTACACCAGACGGGTCTTTGATAAGCAGTGTTGCTCTTGCGTCATCTCTCACCATTTCTCTGAGTTTGTCAGATAACAATGAAAATGATTCTAAGGCGTCAGAAGAATCAAACACCTTATCGGGGTTGGTATTTATAGCAGTCATCTCGGTATTGCTCCTCTCTATGAGTGACATTGGTTCATTCTTCCATAACTGGGGTTAGGTGTAAAGCCAACAGGTCTGTAGGTGTGTCTCAAGAGGCGTTAAGCCCTAGACAGGCGTTTATCAGCCCTGAGCCTACGGGCTATCTAAAGGTATTACCCAAGCCCCAAAAGGGGCTGTATCAGTCTTCTGTGGCTTCATACTGCGTTTCTATGAATCTGACTAGAAAGGGAAATCCTGAGCAGGTTCAGACAGGGGTTTCGACCACGGGTCTTCAGAGGCTTCCAGTGGAGCAGAGGAACGGGTGACGTTGCTCTTTTGAATCTTTACAGGCGCTCGCCCTAACTCAACAGCAAACTTCTGTGCTGTGACTTCTACAGACGTACGCTTCTGACCATCACGTCCTTCCCAAGAACGCTCAACAGCAGTACCTACGATAATTACAGAGTCGCCCTTCTGAACAGAATCGGCTACGTGTTCAGCAGCCCTGTCCCAGACGGTCACTTTCCAAAACGTGGTGTCGGATTCTTCCCAAACACCATTGACGTTCTTCTTCTTGCTTGTTACAACATTGACGGTACAAAGTGCTTTACCAGACGGCAGAAACTTTAGTTCTGGGTCTTGAGTCAAGTTACCAATTAACGTGATTTGCGCTGACATTTTTTCTCCTATGGGTGTGTGTGGTTTTTTATTACAGTATCAGTCGGGACTGACAACTTCATTTGCTTTGATAATTGCATCTAACATTTTTGCAAGTGGGTCTATTGGTTCATCTGACAGATAGTTGTCAAGTTCTAATTTCTCTACAAAATCTCTCATACGAGTTTACCTTTCTTCAATAGTAACTTACATACGCTACAAGGTTGTTCTCCTAATAGCCAACTGCCACAACCAGAACAACGGTGTGGTTCTTTTACGGCATAGTTGTCCATTGTCACTTCTTCCTTTTAGTAACGATTCTTGATAAGACGCTCATACGTTGTAACGAACGTGCTCCACTGCTTAAGTTCTTTTTTCTGTTTACGAAACTTTCTTAGTTTTCTGAATAACACTAATACCACCCCCCAACCATATCTTTTCCTGCCTGACGTTGCCAGAATGACCAAGCGTTACAGGGATTGTCATAACGGTGCTGGATATAGTCAAGCCCACGCTGGACTTGTTGCTTCGGTGGGGTTTCAGGGTCAAGCCCTAAGATTTGTGGAATACCGCCAGCGTGAACAATTTTGTCACTGACTCTGATAGGTGTCTTATTCCAAGCCTTATGACGCCAATTACTTTCCTTAGTCCACAACTGCTCCAAACATAGATACTGATTACTGTTCCAGCCGTAATCATCTATAAGAAAACGAGCATAATCTTTTGAATCTTCAGGAGTCCAATTATCTTGAACAACCTGTGCAACGATTGTCTCTGGTCTCTCGTCAGCCTGAGCAGACGGCTCTTTGGCTGTGAGTTGAATACCAAAGAACAAAGACAAAGCCATTACGTTAATAAGTACAAACTCTCCACGTGGGGTTAAACGCATACGTTTCCCTTTCTATTGTGGTAACTCCCTTAACGGGGGTTACACCAAGACTGCCATAGATGAAGTTGATTTACAATCCTTTCAAACGTGAGTTGTATTGGTATATGAAGCAGCAATTGGCGGTGACCAAGTGTCGCTGGGATATTGACGGACAGCAATAGTTGTCTTTCCGTCTGGGTAATTTGTCACAAGCACTTCCTGTCCAAACAACTGAAATACAGACGAAGTTATCGCCTTGCGTTTAGTTTGTTTGCTTTTAGGTGTCTCAGTTGGGCGGAAAAAAACCCAATCAGGTGAGACATAGATTTTGCACCTATCTCTGGTGGCGGATAACCGCTCTATCTTTCCTGCTAAGTGTAACACGCTTAATACACCACTAGCAGTACCGTGATGGACATTCAAACGTTCTGAAATATCTTTCCACGTAACACCCTCGGCTTCAGCGTGATTAAGAATGGCTAATACAGAGTTTTGCAGTTGTGCAGTCTTCCCTGATTTATCCATTGTGCGAGCGCGTACAGCAGAAGTATCACTACCACTGTGACCTGACGTTCCTGCATAGGGCAAGAACAATTCATCTCTCTGGTTGCTCATTTAGCACCACCTTTCACATTTAGTGTAGGTGACTCTACCGACAACTTTACGGATTTGTAAGTGAGTGTTACAACGGTAACGAAACGTTATGTACAAAGGGGAAAACCAGGTAAACAGTTGAGCCTGAATCGCCAGGTAACAAAAGGTTACAAAAGGTAACTAGCAACTTGAGCAGTAGTTATACGCTCGCATATTTTCAAAGCCAATGCTGTAATACTTTCCACAACGATAACAAGGAACGCTGATGTGCTCTATCTGTTTTTCAGCACGAGTAACTTCGAAGCCAAAGACAATCACGTTACTCCTTTCAAGGGTCAGCAAATAGATGTTCCGTGTTCGCACGTGGCGGAACAACCCACGCCCACATAGTCGGTAACACTGGTGATGAAACCAGCGAGGAAACTCATTACGTTACCTCTATTGCGAAACCTGCCTCTTACGCGGAAGCAGGAATCTTATCTTTTACAACGTCAATAGCGTTTACATCTCCGTACCACTGAAGAGCAGCAGCGATACCGAGATAGCCACTCACGCTTACACCAAGTTCGCTTGATGGGTCAGCAAATTGGTCTTTGACGACAACACTTACATTTACGACAGTCATCTAGTTCCCCTTTCTGGGAGTTACAGCATAACCCAGATTATGTACAGCCACAATTGGGGTTAGGTAAGTGTCGCTTGATTATTTTCAGTGCTGTTTTTGTTAAACGACTGAACAAACACCCTACGGTCACTTATTAACTGCTCTATCTCATTAAGCAGTGCCATCAACTCTGGGGGAAGTTCTGCGCCAGACGCTTTGATGGCGTTGATGTTATCTCGGACAATTCTGTAATTCTGCCAGCCAAGAAGCACGCCTTCCTCGTACAGTTCTACCCAACTCATACAGTCACCTTCTCTTTCTGATAGTAAGTGACTTGACGTTCAATCTCCTCAACAATGAGGTCACATTCGCTATCAAGGTGAGAATCGGCAGCAGGTACAGCCTTCCCCCAAACTGATACTGGTATCTGTTCGTCCATAGACGCTTCAATGTATGACTTGTCATACCAGATACATAAGATTTCTTCTTCAGGATTCAAGTCCATCAGAGTTTTCAACATATGTTTTACTTTCATTTAACCGCCACCATTCTTTTAATGAATTGAAGGTAAGTTTCTTTTACATAGTACGCACAACTCTTTTTGTGTTGGTCATACCTGTATTGGTCACAGTTAACGCAGTTATTATTTACGTCGTACATTTCTCATTCCTCTCCTTGTGGTCTTTGTACAGCCTTTGCAACATCTTCTTTTGTGTAACCAGCGGCTTCAATCAACTTCAGAAGTGCTGGGTCGTTACTGTTGTCGGCAACCAAACGTCCTTGTCGCCAAGTGAATGGTGTGCTCTGACCTTCAGGCAGCACCCAGATGTGATACTGATTTGCAGTATCAACCAGTTGGCTCTCAGGCGGAAATATGTCAATCCCTTCACGCTCTGCACCAGCAAGTTCATTCTTGATTCTTTGTAAATGTCGCCAGTCACGAATGGCTCTGCGGTCATTGTGCTTTACAGACAACCAAATAGCACCTGCTTCACCAAGTTCTGGCTGTAGCAGTTTCTTCTCAACCGTGTAGAACTTATTACGCCAAAGCGACGTATGTTCTTCTAGTTCTACTTGTACACCGTTACGAAGGGCATACGCTGATTGGAACTTATCCCAAGTTGGTTTAGTCATTACGAGCACTCCTCTCTGTGATGATTACTTCTTCCTCATTACGACCTAACAGAACGGCAACAATCTGATTCTTCTTGACAGTTTTTTCTAAGACGATACCTTGCTTGCCAAGACGATTAGCAAAGAATTGTGCTCTCTCTTTATTAAGCGTCCAAGACAAACCATTCTCATTCTGATTCTTCTGACAACCACGGTAAACAGTCACCACATCTGGCAAATTACTGTAGGTTTCATAGTTATCATCTTCGTCCATTAGGTATCTTTTCTCTGGTCTATCGGAATCAAATAAACGTTGCCATTCAGAAAGATTCTGCCAGCCATTCTCTGTATCTGACCAGATTACGGAAAGTGTTTCCCAGTAACAACGGTCTGTCATCTTGTTAGCAACTTCAATGAAAGCGTCAATCCTGTAAGGGCGTTCGTGAAGCCAGACGTACTTAGTGAAGTTGCCTTCGGCGAGCGCACGCTGTGTTTCTTCTACCTTGAACTTGTACAGACGATTAGCACCACCATTGTTAAGCAACGGCACTTGATATAACAACGGGTGACGAAGTTGCTCACCAAGTGAACCCTGCTCTACATACGGCAGTAACTCAGGTAACAATTCCTGAGACAGTTCATCTTTGATTCTTTCTTGATACAACTGCCAGTCAGTTATTAGATTTGTCACAAATCTTCTCCAATCGTTTCTATCAAGTCTGATAATCCATAATTTATTTCACAACAAGCACAACCTTCTACAAAATCGTCCCAAATTAACTCAGGTTCATAGTTACTCATTTTGCTTTCCTCAATGTACGCCCACGTGACACCATTACTGATTCTGTCTGTATCCCATACAGGCGGAGAGCATCAGTAACCATTTCATTGAGAATGTCGGCAAAGTTTTCAGCGACCCTCATACCGTTAGGTGGAGTGATTACAACTCGGCAGTGAACGCTGAATGGAACACTCCATAGCGTTGATGTGTCTTTGATGTTGTCGGTCATTTGATTACCAACCAACCGTTGCGAACCATTATGTAACAGTAAGCAAAACCAAGACAGAACAAGAAGCCTCTGGTCTGAATGAGACGTTCAAAGTCACCAGTCAAGGTGCGACGCTCTTTGACTGTCTTTCCACAGTCATCACAGGTGTATCCATCAGGATAGCCAACTCTGTCTACGAGTTCTAATACACCGTCATAAAGCGGATTGTCAGCACACCGAGGACAAATCAAAGCAGCCCCCTCAACAATAAAGCCGTAATCTGTTTTAGACATTTGTAAACACCCAACTTTCTTCTGGTTCAACACCAAAGGTCTCGGCATAAAGGACTCTGCCTTCTCGCCAATCTCCCCAGTGACCATCTGACGTGACTTTGTAAGCATCACCAAGTGAACGCTTGAGCGCGATAAGAATGGCTGTGACTACGCAGTCATAAGGACGTTCACCTGTTTTGCAGAATGACGATTCCTCACCAAGTTTAAGAATGAATGACTCATAGCCATAACTGTCAAAACCATTAAACGCAATTACTGAATCTGTAACTTCAGGTACGCCTTGACCGCCTGAGTCACCAAGCGGTATCCCAGCGTCATCTGCTGTCTTGAGTATTGACGCAACGTCCTTTGTGAACGAAGCGAACTTTGCGGCATCAACTTCTTGAACTTGACGCCAGTAGTGCGTGTATCCCATATCAGTTTCCTCTCATAGTGGTTGAGTTAGCACTTACATTACCAGCCAAATCACTGACTGGTAAAGGTTTTCTGCACAAGCCTTTTTCTACAACGAAGTCAACAAGGTCATTAACGTGATTCTGGAGAACTTCATCAGCCTCACGGGTTGAGTCCATCAACGACGGGTGCTTAGCGACGGCTTCAAGTAACAAAGCCAGCCAGCCGTTGCCCTCTCCCTCTATCTGGACTTCACCGCTGTTTAACAACAGTGACGCTTTGAGAACGTTCAACCGTTGCTCATTCTGAAAGTTAGTCATTACAAATCTCCCATCTCTGCATCAGCCATACGGCTCATTCCAAGATAACGGCTGGTGTCAATTGTTAGGTCAGCGCACCAGAGACAGACTTTGCCAAAACGCTTTCTGAAGTACGGGTCATTGAACGCTTCGCTGGACAATGCCTTGCACGCTAAGCACTCGTAGGTTTTCTCAGCCATTACGCACTCACCTTTGTCATAAAGCGAATGAAGTTCTCGGCTGACGCGAGGTCATCTAGTGAATCTACGCTGGTAGCCAATGTCGTTGCGAATGAATTGTGAACGTGCGTCTCACGGTCAGTCTCCCAGTTGTAGTAAGTCACTGGGTTAGCAAGCAACTCAATGTTGCCATTACGCTCACGCTGGACTTCAACGAAGGCAACAACTTTGCCGTTCTTTGTAATGACGATTGAATCGGAATCACCAAGTTCAATTACAGTTGGATTTAACATTCTACGCTCTCCTTGTTAGTCAGGTACGAGAACTTGCAGTTCTCACAGGTGATAAGGACGAGCAACGGTGCTACAGAATCTTTTGACCAGATGTGGTCACAGTTCTTATCAAACATTTTCATCTCCTCGTAAGGGGGGTGTGGGTTTCCCTTACGAATAAAACATTGCCACCAACGCTGAGCCTGTGTCTAGCCGACGGTGGGCGTGTTTCAACAAATGTGACGAAGGTAACTTCAATGCTCCGTAGAGCGTTTAGAGCCTTATGAGGCGTGAGGCGTTAACAGCCCTAGAAGACCGTTTAACAGGAACGACCCCCGTTTTGCTTCCTTCGGTATTACCGCTAGAGATTCCAGGCGTTAGGCTGCGTGAAGGACAGTGGGGCTATAGGTGTGGAGTTTCTGTACTTCGGTGGGGTGTACAGGGCTAACAACACTGCCTCTGCTCTGTCAGGCGAAGTCATACCACGACGTTTCATCTCTAGTTTCTTCTCAATGACAATACGACCACTTGAATCTGATTTATACGTCGGTGCTGACAACTGCGCCAGTGTCTTGCGGTCTAAGTCAAGACGAATCTCCTGACGTACGCCATCTTCAACACGCTGAGGTTGTAACAACGAACGAGCGTTCCACCACATCTCGGCACGCTGGTTACCAAACTTTGCAGCATCACCAGCACGTTCACCAACGCTTACAGGAATTATCTCAGCGTTATGTCGCCCCTCATCTCGCCAACGGTCAAGCACTGACCTGACACCCCAGCCAACACCGATAACGTCAATCTTCACTCTGACACGGCTTGTTACGCCACGGTCACGGTGTAACGCCTCAGCAGATTTAATTTGTTGTAACACTACACCTGCAACATCTACAGCGTTAGCGTTAGCAGCACCAGAACTGTTATGACGCAACGAGCACCTACCACCGTCAGCCCACGCTATGGCGAACTCATCACCACCGTCAGACGCTACGTCTACACCAATACTGATTGCTTCACCACCCAAAACGTCTTCATTCTCCATTGACATTTCAGCCCACGACAACGGAATAACTTTATTTGTTGTACTGGTAGGGAAGCGAGCAAATACACGAGCCTCTACGAAAGCAGAGTCCTCACCAAACTCAGAGATAACGTCATCTACCCAAGTCTTATCAACAAGGTGGTCTGTAACTGGGTGCTGCGGAACAGAAGCAGGACAAGATGAGCAGAAGCCAGCATCTTCACCAGTGAAGTTAGGAGTGTTATATGCAGAAATAGGAATTACGTTGTACAAATCTGAATGACAGGCTCTCTCAAAGAATGAACCCTCTTGGTCTGTAGGTGGGTTACCCAGCAGTAGCAAACGTGTGTGACCACCAGTCATAAGTGCCTCTAGTGACCTACCAAGCGTTTCATTTATACCGCCAGCCTCATCAACAATAACAAGTAAGTGAGGAGCGTGGATTCCCTGTACTACACTC